TTGTGCCCATTTGGGCACTTTTATCATTCGTCAGCATCTGCCTTTGCTGCTTTCCGAACAGGCTGCTTGCCATTATTCAGCACTCCTTTCAGCTCAGATATTTCGGCTCTCAAAGCTGCCACTTCCTCCTGTGTGGCATAAGCCACGGCGGGGGCTGCGCCCTGCTCAGGCAGAGGCTCAAAGCGGTAGGGCTTGACCGTGGGATAGCCCGCCCCGTCAGTAGACTTAAAGAAGAACACATCCGCATTCTCGTCAAACAGCACTGCCACCTCGTTGGGGCCCATATAGAAGGCATCTGCCCCGGCCCGACCGTTGACCTTAATAGGAGGCGGTACCGGCGCGGCATACATGGGCCGCATAGGCTGGGGCGCAGTCGGCATCATAGGCCGCTGCATCATAGGCTGCTGCGGATATGCAGCGCTCTGAGGCATATATGTGGGGAAGGACATTCGATCAGCTCCTTTCGTTATCATCATATCAGGATTGGTAAATTACTGGGTATCACTTGCGTATCAGTTAAGTATCACTTATGTATCAGTTGTGTGCATATAAAAAAGCCTCCCCTTTCGGGGAGGTTAATTATTGTGGCAGCCGCGCTGCAGCTGACGCCACACGATTTGAAATGCTGCTCATGCGCCGGGTTACAGTCAGCCGTGCGATATCCATTTCTGCTGCAATATCGGCCTGCGGCGTATGATCTATAAAATACCGCTGGGCGATGAGTTTGTCTACTACGCCCAGGTTGGCTTCATTGATAGCCGTATTAAATTGGCTTGTGGTCAGCCGCGCCAGCTCCGGTGGCAGCTTGACCCTTGCCCGGGCGTATTCCATGGTCTACTCCTTATCTACCTCAACAGGGACGCCCACGCAAGGTGCGCCTGCGTCCGCTGCATCGGTCAGTCCTTCAGCCAGAAGATAGCCCAGCACCGACGCACCGGACATGATGAGGCCGGTAATGGTTTCGGCGGTTTCAGCGCTGCCACCGAGAGCAACGTACAGACCGGCGATAAAACCGGCAAGGGCTACCCAGAGTTTGCGCGAAGTCAGCTTACGAATAATGTCTGCTTTAGTCATTTTATTTTTCTCCTTTCAATTATGGCTTGTGAAAGCCTTCAAGATCTTCAATGCGGTGGTTGGCCACCTTCATCTGTTCATCAAGGACCTCCGAATGCTTTTCCAGCTCATAGGTGCGCTCGATGACCTGATTGTGTTTGTTCACCTTTTTCTCAAGCTCTTCAAGCCGGTAGGCTATAAGCGCGCTTGATTTTCGGTTGGCGAAGTAAGCCCCGGCGAGAGTGCCGAGAAAGCCCAGCAGGGCCACTATTACTGTGTCGCCCATTGGTTCTACACCCCCTTGACCAACGCCGCCCAGGTCTGCCTCCCGGCGATGCTGTCCGCCGTCAGGCCACGAGCTTGCTGGAACTCCCGGAGCTGGTCATATGTAGCCTGGTCGAATATCCCGGTTATCCCTGCCGGGAAGCCGTGGGCTATCATCAGACCCTGCAAGGCCACCACATCCGGGCCGAACATGCCATAGGCGAGTACCCGGGGCGGCCAATAGCTTGGCTCCCCCTCTGAGGGAGTTGTCACCGAAGGTGACTGAGAGGGCAAAACCGCCGGGGTGTGGAAAATCTCATCTCCCGGCTCTCCCGTGGGGCTGTTGTCCGGCGCGGTGCCCAAATTGGCACTGCCGACCTCAAGCCCGCCCAGCTGCATATAGAACTCGTTGGCATAGGCCGCGCGCTCCTTGACGTTGACCACTTGCTCAGCGGGTCTCTCGTACTCCTTGCAGATGCGCTCAGCGGCCTCGTAGATGCCCGTAGCGCTTCTAAGATAATTCCAGAGTGCCCGGTACTCCGGCTCGTTCTGAAGCTCGCGCAGCGCAAAATCCACCTGTGTGGGCTCATCTCCGATACTCACGCCCCGCTCCCGGTGGAACTGGAGCATTTTTCGTTTTCGCGCCGGGAGCGTCCATTGACACAGACCGTAGCCCCGCTGGTCGGAGACAAAGTCTATTGCCCCGGCATCCACGGCAGCGGTGTAGTCCGCATCGGCATAGCCCATGCCGTTTTGGACGTTTGTTGAGACCATGCCGCTCTCGTCCTGCATATTGCCCATCATGGCGCAGGCACCCACCGGCGACATACCGGCCTGAACAAGCTTAATGTATATCGTCTGTGCGCTCATCGGCATGTACCTTGTAGTATTCCTCTCCGGGGACAAAGCATCTGAGCTTCTGGATGTCAAACAAACGCACCGGGCAGGCTATGCCCTCGCCGCCATCCAAGAGCTTTGTCCTCTCTGCAAATCTGCAAAGCTCGCAGTCTGCGCCATCGTAAGGGATAATTCCCTCCATATTGTTGAAATCAGGTTCAACATAGTTGTGAATTACTATTGCCATAATTAGTCCTCCGTCAAAAGTCCGCTGCTGCTCTTATCGCTGTCGTCTTCATCGTCATGCCTGATAATCCAGCACATTGCCGACCCACTCCCATCCTTGTTCATAATCCAGTGGCGACCAAACATTATTATCAATGAGGCTGCGGTAGATGCTCAAACCCCACGAGCAGACATTCCCGATCATATAAGGACTGGTGCTCAGTGCTATCCACGGCCTTGCATGAGCCGGGTCGTTGCTCCACACAAAGCCCCACTGTGCCGGGAGCATTTCCGGCTCCTGTTGATAAATGGTACTGTCATAGGGCTGCAAGAGCTTCACCACGCGCCGGGCAGAGGACATACACACAAATCCCGCTTCCCGGTCTTTCATGTTTTTCACCTTGACGGCCTCAATAAACAGCGGTATGCGTTGGGCTTCACCGTTCAGCTCAGTCCCGCTCATGTCCGGCGCGGCAAGCTGCAAAGCCTCTGCATCGGCCTTGCCCCTTGGGGCGGCTATGGCTCTGGCGGCGTTGAACTCCCGCTCAAGTACTCTTTCTTTCGCTGTGCTCATATGCTGTTCACCCCTTCGGCATAGCCGCTCTCATACCCGGCGGTGTAAGCCCCGTCCAGCTCATCCCAGACCGTAGGCTCAACATAGGGTGCGGGGATAGCCGCAATGTCCTCGGCTATCTCCTCCGCTGTGCGCTCTACCGGCTTGTCCAGCTCATCCAGCTTATACACGGGTATGCCGTGTTCTTCATAAAGCGGCGTGGGGAAGTAGTTGGACTGGCACAAGTTGTATTTGTCTCCCGTGCCCTCATCTATCAGCACCCATTGGCTGATATCCTCAATGTTGCTCATTGTGTACCCGCCCTCGCAACGGAGTATACGCCCCCGCTCATCGGGGAGGACGTATACTTTTGATGTGTATTCGTTCATTCTGCACCTCTTTATAATTCAGAGTTTAATTCGAGATTTTTGATGTATACTCCGACTCCCATTGTTGGGAATGTCCCTGCAGGCATATCGAGCCATATGCTTTCGCCGTCGCGCGATGTATATTTAGTTGGAGATATACTCTGACCACCCGGAAGGTTGACACCTGAACAACTAACGGCCGGCGGCACTCTCATATCATTGGCGTATATTCCGGTGTCGATCGCGTTTGGGTAAAAAACATTGCCTATAAACACGATGTATTTTCTGTAATGCCACCGGCATCTCGCCAACTGCTCACCATAATCCGGTATCTCATTGAGTACCCACTGACCGTTTTCTTGATGGGCAAGGGTCTGCTGTGAGCCGATTTCGAGCTTGACGGCAATAATGTAATCGTCAAGGTTCGCATATAATCCAAATATCTCATTAGGATAGCCAGTTGGGACAGTTTCCACGGAAAGCACTTCGCCGTCAAAAACAAATCTTTGGTCAACAGTCATATTTTCCAAAGTAATGGAAAAAAGTCCTCTGTTTTTCAAAAGAATAGATGCAGTCAATTTCTTTGCAACAAGGTCGGATTTGTTTTCATAAAATTGGCGAAGAAACGCCTTCGCATTTGATGCACTTAACCCATTTTCGGTCACAAGCAATGTTGCGCTTGTTCCAGTTGTCGCTTCAGCCCCATTCACTGCGTAAGTTGTGCTGAACGAGTTATCGGCAGTCTCAGCTACTGTGACGGAAGTTCCATAAGGGACCTCAGTGTAGGTAACAGATTGACCATTGGTGAGATTTGCTATCTGAGCTTGTTCTGCAACGCCAGTAGTGTTGAAAACAAATTCCTTGCTCTGATCACCTTCAAGTCCTACAACGTTCTTAGTAACTTTGACCGTCGCTGTCTTAAGTGTATTCTTGACTGTGATCGTGTAAATCAGTCCGTCTGT